CAAAGAAGTAATACTGCGAAGCATAAACAGTAAACGTGAGCGGAAGGGTTACCGGAAACTAGAGAGTAGCGTTGCCTCGATACTCGAGTCAGAAACCTAACTAATCTTTAACGTTTACAAGCGATATTTGATATATTAATGCGTGAAATTGTTACAAGAGCAGCAACAGAATTGTACAGAAACGTAGAAAGAGCTTTCAATCCAGTTAACCATTCATTAAGTGAAGTAGATCTTGGTAGAGTTGATTTCGTCACAGTTCCGCCACACAATAACAACATACGCACTCGTGCGGGAGACTTTGAAGTTAACACAACAGCCTCTGGTGCACGTACCCTTGAAGCGACTTCTGCACAGAGAAGCCCGATTGACCTGTTAGCAGAAGGGTTGCAGAGACGTAGCGTAGAGCTAGCCCGTGAGAGGAATAGTATACAGGTCAACTCCCAACGTGTAAAGAACCGCGCGGTTGGTGGTGAATACACACAGAGGGTCCGTATCGACACTGGCGAAACATACGAAGAACTGCAGCAGGAGAGCGAAGAGTTCAGGACAAATAGATTCAACACAGTAGAGAACCAACTCAGAGATAAGTACGGAAAGATTGCCTTCTCTGGCGGTACTTTTACAGTTAATCAGACCGATCTAGGTGCTTTAAGTCCTGGCAACTTGCTTGACCACGGCGTCCCCTATCACGATAAGGCGTACGTAAGTAAGTTCACTCCCTTCGGATACAAACGGTTCGAGTTAGATATAGGACCAACGACTGCTCACGCGTCAGCTGTCAAACAGTGTCTTTTTGTCAAGACAGACGAGTTGATCCCACACAAGATAAAGGAGTTAATCGGTAGAGTAAACTACGCAAACGGTGTAAACAATACTGAACTGAGACAGTTCCTATACGTCAGGAGATTTCATCAGAACAATCCAATAGACATATCCAGCGGGAGCATACGTATTTACGACAATTGGAAAGAGCTCTACGAAGCCATTAAAGCGCACGAGGTGAGTAAACTGAACAGCATCTCTGATAGATTAAGGAATTCAGGTGCAGAGATAGCGGTTAGACAAGCAATTGCAGAGGGTGATCTGTTCTTTAACAACACCCAGTACTCAAGGCGCAACCTCATTAAGGCTTGGGCTAAGCATTACACAGGACTCAATTCTTACTCTTATCAACGCACATTGCAAGTAGTCGGAGGATTACTTCTTTTGTTCACAGCTTACTCTTTAGTGTTTAGATACGCAACACTTGGTTATAAGCAGTACACCTTGAGTGAACTTTGGGAGTTGGACAGTTGGACTAAGTACCCCAGTATCTTCATTAGATATCTACCGATATTCGCAAGCGACGAAGCTATAAAGAGAGAAAGACGTGAGAGGAGACAGAGAGAAAGAGCTAGAGAATTGATATCTTGGGTAGGTGAAGGCAGGCTCAACATAGTACGGAGTTTCATCGAAAGCTACCACGCTGAGTGGTTACTTGCTGGGAGCCCTGAAACGAATTCGTTGGACTTAGAAGCTCTTATCCTAAGTGTAGGACAAGAAATCGGTTTTGATTTTACTAGATCCAGAACGCTTTTGATCGACTTACTCGAGAGAGAAGAAGTTCCGAGACTGCCACAAATCTTTGAGCACAATGTCCTCAACCAGTTACTACCGGCAGTCATTGCAGCAGAAGCTCACTAATGATTCTCAGCTACGTGATAGGATAGACGACATATTAACCACTAACGCTAGGAAGCCTGAAGATTTTGAAATAGCGATACAAGCACTCGACTTCCTGTGCATTGACGTCATCACTTTCCTTTCTCTAGTTGATATACCTCTGGCACGGATTGATAGGCTACACGAGCGTATGGAAGCTTTGGGATCGACAAGCAGCTTCTTGCTGCGACACTTGAAGCCAAGTGACTTCGTTGATCGCTTCACCCTTCGTGACGACGCGAAACATCTGAAGTATTTAGAGAACAGAGACACTGTACGCGCAGTTGCCTATAGTATAATGATTATGGAGTTTCCAATGCAGTTGAAGCCAAGTACCAATACTGTCCTTACGGTGTTGGATGCTGTGGTTGATACACGTTGGATAGATAAGCTACCGAATCATAGCGATATCCAAATTGATAGTGCTGCCTGGCGTAAGACAACATTCCCGACAAAGAAGCATGTTGGTGCTACCAATAAGGCGAATGTATTCTTGTCAGAAATAATGCGTGATCTAGAAGCATTCAACAAGGCCACTTGGCGGTTCTTCATTGGATACGGTGTACCTAAAATGGCGTCACACTCCCTGATGAGTGAAGACCGTCTAAGCGATGATCAAGTTTGTGCAATAGTTATGGCAACTGTTGCGTTGACTGAGGTACTAGGTAACTCCCTCAGAGCTTTCAAAATAGCTTTTACCATAGCTGACGACATCGATACAGCTAATAAGCTGACTACGGTACTTAAGTCGCTTGGACAGAATGGTTGCAGGACCGGCGCTATGTTAGTGGAGGGCAAGTGTCTTAAGGGTAGGGGGCTACCTTCCAAGATGGCTACAGATTGGAAGTACCGCACTAATCGTACTCAAGCACTGTCTAAAACGCACAAGAAGGTCGACCCTGACAAACTTCGTACAGCAATACGCTATGTGTATGAGAAAGAACTGCCTCGCACCGCAGTCGATCGTGTTGTGTACGAAAACTTCGATGATTGGTGGGAAACTCGCGTTCAATGGTGTGTCAATGGATCACACAGTAATAGGTTTTCCAGGATATATAAACATCTAAAGGTTGACAGTGCAGTCTTAAAGGCAGAGAAAGCGACGATTTTTAGGAAAGTGTTCGTGGAACACTGTCAGAAGGAACCCGTCAGTGACTGGCCTGGGATAAGTTACTATTCACCATCAGACAAACTTGAAGCAGGTGCGAGTAGGGCAATCTATTCATGCGACACACTGACATACCTAGCTTTCGAACATCTTCTGAAACCAGTCGAAAGGTGCTGGAAGAACGAGAAGGTAATACTTGATCCTGGTAATGACGGGACATATGGTATGAACCGGAGAATAAGAAGGCTGCGTTCAAGTGGAGGTAGGTTTGACGTAAACATTATGTTGGACTATGATGATTTCAATTCATGCCATACTAATGAATTTATGTCGATAGTCATAGACGAACTGGTGAAACACGTCTCTTATGCCGAACAAATGTATGCTCATGGTTACGACGGCGAGCTACTATGTCGTAGGTTGGTTGAGAGTCTTTACCGTGGGCGTATGTTTGTACCTAACAGCAGGAATCCAGACAACCCCGAGACTAAGCAAGTGTATGCCACCCTGATGAGTGGACATCGTGCCACTACGTTCATTAACAGTGTATTGAATTATGCATACATAGAAGTTGCCTATCCTGGTGTCAGAAATATGATGTCGATGCACGTCGGTGATGATGTCATAGTCCTGTGTCGAACGTACGAAGATGCGTATGCTCTACTCAGGAGCTGTAAGATGTTAGAGCTGAACATGAATCCCATAAAGCAAAGTGTAGGAGAGTACGTGGCAGAGTTCCTACGTGTGGCACACGTTGATATGATCTGTTACGGCTACATGATGCGTTCAATAGGTTCGTGTGTTTGCGGTAACTGGGTGAATGAGATCAGGTTAAATTACGAAGAGGGGTTGCGAACCATTATCAATCACGGTTGGACGTTGCACAACAGGTCCCACACACAATTTGTACCTTTGTTGCTCGTCAGCAGCATGGTGAGAATGGCCCGTGTCAGTCGAGGCAATGCTTGCAACTTGCTGACTGGGAGTACTGGCTTGGAGCCTGGGTTCCAGCGAAGCAGGCGTGTGGGTGCAACAACTTTGAAGTTGAAGTACAAGCAGGACGATAGAGAATCACAGTGGTTAACTGACAAAGTTAGCCAGTGCAAGTCACTAGCGACTGACGATTATTTATCGACGAGAGTCAGTGATTTAGAGAGAGAAGTGTTAGAAGCTGAAGGGATTAGTCCAAAGAATGAGCTCATGTTGTCTTCGTACAAGAAGTCGTTTGCAGGTAGTCAGCCATACTCTAAGTTCTTAGATGCTGCCCCGAAGCTGGTGAGGTACCAACACAAGTTCAAAGGACATATTGATCTAGATGAAGCATGGGACGCTAGGGATAAACTCCCGAAGGGGCTACTCACCGAGTACCCCATGCTTGTATTAGTCCGCAACAGAATCAGGAGGAGTACTGTCAGGGTCCTCTTGTTCGAGATGACTGGCAACTTGTACTACGGTAAGCAGTTGGACGAGGTAGCCTGGGGAGAACGTGAAGGCGGCACGTTGTGCAGCTGTCCTTTATCGTATTCTGATGCTGGCTCGTTGGCTGGTGTTTGTCAATGGAAGACAGTTTACAGCTCGTTCAGGGCATACGTTTGAACGTGCTGATCACGCATTATACTGAAGCCGCACTACTATGCAAGTGCGCAACACGAGGTCCGTGGGGATGATTTCATCACGGGAGTAGGCGTCAGGGGGCCTCGTGTGGGTGGGTGACGCCTAAAAACATAGCCGCGAGACGTCTCGCGCAACCTCTACGGCTCAGGTAGACACCTTTGGCCAGGAGATCAGCAAAGCAAGAAAGCATGGACGGTTGAACGCTATTAGGGTTCAAGCACTAGCATCTGGAGTAAAGCAGCTCCAAAAGGAGGATCGGCCAGATGTTACTCTCGGGCCCGCTCGAAGTGCTCAATTGCGATGTGACCTCCTAGTCCTCAGATGTCACGGCG